AAAGTGATTCTGGGTAGCAAGCCCGCAGCGCGTAAATTCTTTGAGAACATCAAAGCAGTTGGTGCGAAGCCTAATGGTCGCTTCAACGCTAACATGATTATACTGAGGGCATTCTAATGAGTAATAAATATGAATTTGATCCCATTGAACAAAGAATGGGAACGATGATGCAAATCATTGACACGGCTATACTATCGGCAAATGATCGTAATGATCAATTGATGTTGGCATGTGCTATGTTGCAGCGTACAAGAGAAATTTTTGACGCTACATTAGGTGAGAAAGGTCGTAAAGAAATGTTTAAGGAATTAGTATGAGTAATCAAGTTGACTTAAAGAAGTACCAAGAGTTTGTGCAGGCTGTTACTAGCAAAGAGAGTAACGATCTTACAGAGTTTATGAATCGTTTAGACCGTCTTGACGCCAATTACGAATCATATGGCGCAGACGGCGAGTATATGCATGGTCCAAATATTAATGTACCATTGCTTATGACAGGTAGTATTGGACTAAGTGCTGAAGCAGGGGAACTCATTGAGATTGTAAAAAAGATGCTGTTTCAGGGAAAACCCCTCAACGAAGAAAATGTATTTCATATGAAGCGTGAGTTGGGCGATATTATGTGGTATTGGATCAATACTTGCCGCGCACTTGAACTTGACCCTAATGAAGTCATTGCTGAGAATGTACGCAAACTTGAAGCACGATACCCGGGCGGCAAGTTTGATGTATATCAGAGCGAGAATCGTAAAGAAAACGACCTTTAAACTATTCCCGATAAATACAGTATAATCGGGAAATAGAATGTCTAACGATATACTCGCCACACCTACCAATTTAACGCTAGATGAATTAAAGCAGGCATTATTTAATAACCTGCGTTTGCGTTTAGGTGGTGATATTGTCGATCTAGAATTGGATCCGCAGCACTACGAAGCAGCATACAATTACGCTATTAAGGTCTATAGACAACGCGCACAGAACGCTACAGTCGAAAGTTATACATTGATGACTGTATTAAAGAATGTAGACACATATACGCTGCCTAGCGAGTTTATCAATGTGCGTAGTCTGTTTAGACGCACTGTGGGCTTAGAGACTGGCCCAAGCAGCACATCGTTTGACCCATTTTCAAGTGCTATTCTAAACACATATCTATTAAACTATAACTACACCGGTGGTATGGCAACATATGATTTTTATGCGGGCTATGTCGAATTAGCAGCGCGTATGTTCGGTGGCTATGTTACATATACTTTTAATCCTGTAACAAAAGTACTAAAAGTTGTGCGCGACTTTAAGGGCTCAGGTGAGCGTATATTAATTTGGGCAGATGTTCAACGACCAGAAACTGAATTGCTACAAGATCCTGGTGCAGGTGTTTGGATAGGTGATTTTGTTTTAGCAGTGCTTAAAGGTATTATTGGCGAGGCCCGTGAAAAATATGGTACCATTGCTGGTCCAGGTGGCAGTACAACATTAAACGGCGCCCAAATGAAAGCAGAAAGCAAAGAACTGCAAGCCCAATTATTAGATCAACTAGCCAAATATGTAGATTACAGTCAACCATTAACTTGGATACAGGGTTGATTTCTATTACTCTTTCAGTTATACTTGTATAATGATTGTAGGCATCACAGGCTTTATTGGATCGGGCAAAGATACTATTGCTGATTATCTTGTTACCTTTAAGGGCTTTCGCAAAATGAGTTTTGCTGAACCTCTCAAAGATGCGATCAGCGCAATCTTTGGTTGGGACCGTGAATTACTTGAGGGTAGAACAGTTTATAGCAGACAATGGCGTGAGCAAGTTGACCCCTGGTGGGCAGCAAGATTAGATTTGCCACATTTAACCCCACGCTTTGTATTACAGCAATGGGGTACTGAAGTAGGTCGCAGAGCATTCCATGACGATATATGGATCGCTAGTGTAGAAAATAAACTGCGCAATATCAAAGACAACATTGTATTAAGTGATGCACGATTCCCTAATGAACTGAAAGCAGTTAAGAATGCAGGTGGCATCACAATCAGGGTCAATCGCGGTGAAAATCCCCCCTGGTATGATGCTGCTGTTGAGTTTAGCCGTGGATATTACAGTGCAGGGTATATGGAAGCCCGTAGAGTGTTAGAAGAACATAATGTTCATGCTAGCGAATACAGTAGTGTAGGACTAAAACACGATTATTATATTGATAACAACGGTACAGTTGACGAGTTACATCGTCAAATAGACTCAGTAATCAATCTGTAAGTCTCCCCGTCTCCAAGTAACTTCTTTACGCTTAATAACTTCTACGCAATTTAAGCATATAGTGCGTAGATTATTATAGTTGGTATTCTTTAAGTCTCCGTCTATATGAAATACCGTTGTTTGTGTTGGATATAAACTTTTAAACCCGCAATTGTCGCAGATTTGCTTCTTTTTGTAACCTGCTTTTTCCCAATTTGGTTTTCCCGGTGGTTTCTTTACTTTCTTGTTACCACATTCATTACATATACTTCTATAATGTGTGACTTCATTTTTAACATAATTTATAGCACAGAAGTTTCTGTTGCACTCTTTACAAATAGGTCTGTGACTTTTTACAAGTTTAGGTTTAGAAGGTCCCCCATCACCCCCATTGCTTTTATTTTTCAGTATTCCCATTTTTAAATCTTTTCTGCCATACCATCTTATCAATCTGCGTTCTATCGCACATGCACCTACTTCTGTGAGGTTTGATTCTATAATAATTATCTTTTCATTAGTTGGTACTTTAAATCGATGTTTGCCCCATGCTCTTTTTCCTGTACCTCGACCTATATAATAAGGAATACCTTTATCGTTAATATAAGCGTAAACATAATATCCTGCTGGTCTAAATTCTTTAGTGTAAATACTCATGCTGATGCTCCTCAATAGCATTAGAGAGGGTGGGTAGTTCCAATACCGCGATCCTCACTTATATTTATCATTCCTGCCTTCGAAGGCACCGCAAGCCGCACTTTTTTCAATAATTTACTAAATAATAATACAGAGATCCAGGGGGTGTAGCCCTCAAAATTTTACACATATAGGAAACAACAACATGGCACTATCATCACCAGGCGTAGAAGTTACAATTACAGACCAAAGTCAGTATCTTCCAGCGCCAACTAACTCAGTTCCCTTCGTTTTGTTAGCAACAGCAGCAAACAAGGCAAACCCAAATGGCACAGGAAGAGCACCAGGCACTACTGCAGCCAATGCTAATAAACTATTCCAAGTTGCTAGCCAACGCGATCTAATATCATTATACGGTGACCCATTCTTTTATACAGCAACAGATGGCACACCAAGACAGGGATATGAACTTAATGAATATGGTCTACTAGCAGCATATTCAGCATTAGGCGTAACAAACCGTGCATATGTATTAAGAGCAGACATTGACTTAGCAAGTCTTGTTCCAAATACTGGTCGCCCAACAGGTAATCCAGATGATGGTTCATGGTGGTTAGACACTACTACATCAACTTGGGGTATCTACGAATTCAATGCAACTACTGGTAACTTCACATTGAAACTACCAGTTATTGTAATTACTGATCCTGCTGATTTGTCAGGTGGTTTACCACTAGGTTCAATCGGTAATATCGGTGATTATGCTGTTAATGCAATCGAAATGGACGGTGCACCTACATCAGCAACTTCAAAGCAATACTTTTATAAAGCACCAAACAATGCTTGGGTAGCAGTAGGCACTACAGCATGGTTAGCAGCAGTTCCTACAGTAGTAGGTACTAACAGCAACCCAACATTAACAGCAGGTAACACATTTACATTAACAATTGGTAGTTCGACAGCAACAATTGCTGTTCCAGCAGGTCCAAACAATAATGTAGCAGGCGTTGCAGCAGCAATTAATGCACTAGGTTGGGGCTATCTATCAGCAAGTGTAAACAGTGCAGGAAGATTGCAGTTGTTTATGAAACAACCATATGTTGCAGGTTCAGTTTATCATGTTCATGTTCAAGCAGGAACAGGTACAGTACTAGCAGATATAGGTATACCTGCTGCGTTGTATTATCAACCAGCAGTAGTATACGGTACTTCAGCACAACAACCACTATGGCAGTCAGGTCAGACTTATCCTCGTCCAACTGGTTCAGTATGGATCAAGGTTGGTTCAGCAGGTAATGGTCTAGTACCAGTAGTTTCACAATGGAGTGAAGCAGCAAGTGTATGGGTACCAAAGACTGTATCAATGGCAACTGATGACTGGGGTGCAACTTCAACATTAGATGCAACAGGTGGTCAAGCAATTCCAGCAAACAGTGTCTATGGACAATATTCATATGATGGTGTTTATAACGCAGGCCCTGTATATCTATGGAAGCGTATGGCGACTGGTCCAACAGTAGTAACTGGTACTAATACAGCACCAAATTTCACTGCTGGCCCATATACATTAAATGTTCAAACATCAGTTCCAGGTAGTGCATCACTATCATCAGGATACATTGTAACTATACCTGATAATGCTACAGCAACAGACTTTGTTACTGCATGGTCAGCAGCAGGCATTACATATACTGAAGCAAGTGTAACTTCTTCTGGTGCAATTCAATTAACACACACAGAAGGTGGTGAAATTTTAATCAGTGATTATATAGCAGGAGTAAGCAATGGCTGTCTAGTAGAAGCAGGCTTTGTTGCAGGCGTAACTGATGGTTGCAAGCGCGGAGTTTCTGTATCAACTGTATTAAATCCAACAGCATCAAGTTCATCAGGTGGCGGTACTGGACTACAAATCAGTACTCTATTATGGTTTGGTAATTATGTAATTACTACTGGCGCATTTGGTAACGCAGGTACAGGTTATGCAGTAGGTGACACAGTAACATTCTTAGGTGCAGATTTAGGAGGTAGTACACCTGCTAATAATCTAGTAGTTGAAGTTACTAGCATAGGCGTAGGCGGTGCAGTAACAGGTATTACTTATGTATCTGGTGTTGCAGTAGACAACTATAGTGTACAATTAAGTAACTGGGTAGATTTCAATTACACAGCAAACGAAGGTGCACCAACTGACTTACCATTAAATGAAACTAACTGGTTCTACAGTGTAGTAGATCAAGTTGATATCATGGTCAAGTATAATGGCGCATGGCGCGGTTACAAGAACCAGGGCTATGATAGCAATGGTTTCCCTTCACCAAGCATAGCAAATGCTACTGATCCAAACGGTCCACTAGTAAGTGCAAGCGCACCAACATTACAATCTGATGGTACACCACTTGTTTACGGTGATTTATGGATTAGTACAGATGATCTTGAAAATTATCCTGTAATGTATCGTTGGCAGAGTGTCAACGGCATGGATCAGTGGGTATTGATTGATACTACTGACCAGGTAAGTGCTAAGGGTGTATTGTTTGCCGACGCACGTTGGTCAAATTCAGGTGCAATTAATCCTGTTAATGATCCAATACCAGCAATCACTACATTGTTAACAAGCAATTATATTGATCTTGACTGCCCAAGTCAATCACTATATCCAACTGGTATGATGTTGTTCAACACACGCCGTTCAGGATATAATGTCAAGCAGTTCAGAACAAATTACTTTACAAAGACTAACTATCCAAATGCAGGAAACTATGATGCAGGTGCCCCAACTAATACTGCAAACTTACCATCAGTAAGTTACACATGGGTATCAGCATCAGGTCTACAATCAAATGGATCACCTTTCATGGGTCGTAAGGCTCAGAGAGCAATGGTAGTCGCAGCAATGCGTCAAGCAATTGACACTAACTTAGCATTGCGTGATGAAGATAATTTCTTCAATTTAATGGCTGCTCCAAACTATCCAGAATTGCAACCTAACATGGTAGTATTGAATAGTGATCGCGGTGAAACATGCTATATCTTAGGCGATACTCCACTAGGTCTACCTGATGAAGCAACAGCAATTCAGGCTTGGGCAACTAACGCAGCAGGCGCAACAAGCACAGGCGAAACAGGTTGTGTAACACGCAACACTTATCTTGGCTTGTTCTACCCAAGCGGTATAGCAAATGACTTGTCAGGCAACGAAGTTGTTGTTCCAGCAAGTCATATGATGTTGCGCACATTCTTGCGTAATGACACAATTGCTTATCCTTGGTTAGCGGCAGCAGGTGTTCGTCGTGGTATCATCGACAATGCATTAAGCATTGGTTACCTAGATCGTGATACTGGCGAGTTCCAAGTAATCAAGACTAGAATTGGTATTCGTGATGTTCTATACACCAACTTTATCAACCCACTAGTATTCTTTACTGGTAACGGCTTGTTAAACTATGGTAACAAGACATCAAAAGATACTCAAAGCGCATTAGACCGTACTAATGTCGCAAGATTGGTTGCTTATATTCGTCGTCAATTGACATTAGCAGCAAGACCATTCGTATTCGAACCAAACGACCAGTTAACAAGAAATGAAATTGCTGGCGTTATCGAATCATTGATGGTTGACCTAGTTGCTAAGAGAGGTATATACGATTACCTAGTAGTTTGCGACGAGAGCAATAACACTCCAGCAAGAATAGATCGCAATGAATTGTGGGTCGATGTTGCAGTAGAACCTGTGAAGGCTGCTGAATTCATCTACATCCCAGTTCGTATCTTAAATACTGGCGAGTTATCACAGTAAAGTAGAATTGAGAGCCTCTGAGTAAGAGGCTCTCTAAAGGCAGATAAATAAAGTATATTAGGAGATATTACAATGGCAACAGCCTCACAATCATTGTTCAACATGACAGTAGCATCTGATAACGCCGGAGGCAATCAGGGCCTGTTGATGCCTAAACTTCAATATCGTTTCAGAGTTAACTTCTTGAACTTTGGTGTTGATGCTCAAGGCGGACTAAGTTTAACAAAACAAGTAACAGAATGTGCAAGACCACAAGTTCAGTTCGATGAAATTACACTACCAGTTTATAACTCAACATTATATTTGGCAGGCAAGCACAAGTGGCAACCTCTATCAGTAACAATTAGAGATGACGCTTCAGGCACAGTTTCAAAGGCTGTAGGTCAGCAATTACAGAAGCAATTAGACTTTGTTGAACAGGCTTCAGCCGCAACCGGTCAAGATTACAAGTTCCAAACTAACATTGAAATTCTTGATGGTGGCAATGGTGCAGCCGCTCCAGTAGTTCTTGAAACATGGGAACTATATGGTTGCTTCTTGCAACAAGCAAACTATCAGACATTGAATTATGCAAATAGCGAAGTTGTTACAATTCAATTAACACTACGCTATGACAATGCAATCCAAGCACCACTAGCAAGTGGCGTTGGTGCAAGCATTGGCAGAATTTTAGGTGGTGCTGTAGCAACTGGTATCGGTTCAAACAACGGTTAATAAAAATTAAATGTCGGGTTTCTTTCAGAACCTTCTTAAAGACGCTGCCGGAGGCTTTTTCGGCAGCGACTACCTTAGAGATTATACTCACGCTAGTAAAACTTTTAGACCCAACGCATATCAAAATGCGCCTAAGTTTAAATTTTTATTCCATGTGTATTTCAAAATAAATGCACAATATGATGGTAGTCAACAAAATTTTGGTTTACTTGTTAAAGAAGTAAAACTTCCTAGTTTTACTATTAAAACAAATCAATTTAACCAATATAATAGAAAAAGAATAGTCAATACTAAAATTCAATATGATCCTGTAACAATTACATTCCATGATGATAATGGAAATGTAATTAATACGATGTGGCGTAACTATTACAAATATTATTTTGCTGACGGCGGAAAAATAAGCGAGTATGGTGGTCAACCTATACCTGATGCAAGTCAGGGTGCTAGTGAGGCATATGGTTCATCCACAGACATGAGTGAATATAAAACAAAAAATCTTTATTCACCCAGTATTACTGGCAATACAGATTGGGGTTATGTAGGGGAAACATCCAATATGCCCGGCGAGGCTCCACAAGGAGATGGTGCTAGTTTATCAAAAAAACCATTTTTTGATAGTATTACAATTTTTGGTTTTCATCAAAAAAGTTATATGGCATATACATTAGTCAATCCTGTGATTACAAATTTCCAACACGATACATATAATTACAGCGAAGGCGCTGGTACAATGCAGAACACTATGACACTTGATTATGAATATGTATTATATGGTAACGATGCTATAAGCGGTAATGATCCTGCTAAGGCGGGAGGATTTGGTGACGAAGCAAATTATGACAGAGCATTAAGTCCAATCGCAACACCAGGTAGCAACGCAACTATATTAGGTCAAGGTGGTTTAATTGATGCAGCAACAGGTACACTTGATGCATTAGGTAAAGGAAATATATTAAAGGCTATTAAAACTGCAGGCACAGCATATAACACTTTCAAAAATAAGGATATTAAATCTGTGGCTAAGACTGAATTGTTAAATATGTTACAAAATAGTTTTCAAAATGCACCAAATACAAGAAACACACGATTTGATGTTCCTTCAGCAGCAGCAAGTCCTGCTAAGGTAGGTGGAGCAGGTAGTCCTACAGTTGGTGCAATATCAGCACCACCTAGTATAAATGATTTAACTGGTGTTACTGTTACAGGGACAAGGGTAGTAAAACCTCAACCAGCAGGACAACAAGTTAACACTGTTGATCCATATGGTCCGCAATCATTGTCTGAAGGTGCATTTGGAGGTTAATTATGCCAACTATATTTGATCAAAGAAGTGATTTAGATAGAACAGTAAAAATATTTGATAGTTTTTATCAACAAAATTTAGTTATTAATGCGGACGAATTCGACATTGTTTATTCTTATTTTGCAGGTACCGCAGCAACTAAAAAGATTGCAGGACAATTTACTACATTTCTGTTCAGAATAGCACAAACATCAGGCATTAAAGCAATAGAATTGTTAGATGTAATTAAAGGAACTAATAATAAATTACAGATGAACAAATTGATATGCTATTATCTTAATACATTCAAATCAAAAAGTTCTATGTATGGTGTAGGTATTATTCCTATTCCCAATCAGCCTGTTGCTAGAAATGTAGTACAGTAATATGGCGAAATTCGCTCAGGGCGTATTCAAACCAACTAATCCCAAAAAATATGTAGGCAAACATAATCCTAGATATCGTAGCGGTTGGGAATTAACTTTTATGATATTTTGTGATAGTAACGAAAATATCATAGCATGGGCTAGCGAGGCGATGTCTATACCTTATAGAAATCCATTAACAGGCAAACCCACTACATATGTACCTGACTTCTTTGTATTGTATGAAGATAAATTTAAACGAAAGAAAGCAGAGATTATTGAGATTAAACCTAAAAAACAAAGCCTTATAGAAAGCAGGGTAGCAAGTGCTAGAGACAGAGCAATAGTTGCTATCAATCATGCAAAATGGGCAGCCGCTAAAGCATATTGTCAGCAGCAGGGATTGGTATTTAGAGTCATCACAGAGGACGACATTTTCTATAAAGGTAGAAAAGGGTAAATAAATACCTCATGACAAAAAAATTAGCAGAATTATTCAACCTTAGCGACGAGCAAAAGGAAGATTTGACTACACCCATTCCCGATGTAGCGGAGGAAGTCACTACTCAAGCATTATCTAACTTAGAAAAGATTGAGTCATCATTACCGCAAGTTCGAGGATTAGAAGCAGCAGATAATGAAATGGATGATTTAGCCGGGCTAGCACAGGCTAGTTATAAAGACCTTATGGATTTGGGTATGCAAGTTGATAGCCGCTTTAGCAGCGAAATATTCAATGTTGCGGGTACTATGTTAGGGCATGCCATTACAGCAAAAACCGCTAAAATTAACAAAAAACTCAAAATGATAGAGTTACAATTAAAGAAAGCGAACCTAGATCAGAAGGCTAATAGCAAAGAAGAACAGATTGAGTCGGTCCCATTAGGTCAGGGTAAAGCATTAGACCGTAACGAGTTACTTAAAGTCCTCAATACAAAAAACAATGAATAAATGATAAATATTTCTATCAGGATATAACGATATGAAAACCTTTAAACAATATATTGCCGAAAGTGTCCATCTTTATGAAGTTACTATAAAGATTGCAGGTGAAGTCGATAAGAACTTCCTTGATCTTTTTAAGTACAATCTTAAAAAGTTTGACCCAGTAGGCGACATGGAAACTAAATCATTGCCTGTTTCAAAAGACCCATATGGCTTTCCTGGCATTAAGAATGAACCAGTAACATTATTAAAGTGCAAGTTCCGTTATCCATGCACTGAGCCAATGGTACAACAGATTGCGCAATTACTAGGTTATAATTTAAATTATGTAAGACTAGTAAATTCAAAATATGACGACAGCATCAATACTGAACAAGAACAGTATGACAACCAGATGAAAGATAGCCCTGTGTTAACTCATGAAGAAATGGAAGATGCAGGTGACATTGCTAAAAAAGCAAGTAAAGATTATAGCAATTCATATCTAGACAGCATTAAGGATCAAAATAAAGAACAGTTTAAGGGTAAAGATATTCCATATTCTGCAAAAAGAACACCAGATAGTTTTGATCCATTCAAACCATATCTAGACGATAAAAAGATGGGCGACAAGAGCCCAATGACAAACATCAAACGACCAGCAAAGCCAAAAACTGGCGCAATGGCGTAAGAGGATAAGTATCATGGATTTTAGAAAATTTTTAGAAATGATTTCTGAAGAATCAACTGCTGAAAAAGACGATAAGGCTGAGAAGGCAGGTGAAGAAGTAACTAAAGATATTGAACATGATGACAAAGAAGATAAGAAAAAGAAATCATTAAAAGATTGGTTTGAGCAATTAGATAAAGAAATGCTTAACGAAGCAGAGCAAATTCAACTTGTACCTGCAAGCCAAAAGACACAAGTAATTAAGCAAGGTACTAAGACATTAGGCACTGTAACTAATCCTGCACTTGCCGCACAGATTAAACAAAGTATTGGCAAAGGCGAAATGAGTCTTGCCGGTAGTGAAATTAAAGAAGAAGAAATGGAAGAAAGCGGATTACAAGCCTATCTTGGTAAAAAGAAGTATGGCGAAAAAGGCATGAAGGCTCTACAAAAGGCAGGTCGTGAGGGCGCCAGCAAAGAAAAGATGGCACAAATTCGCGCACAGCACGATAAGTTAGATGAAGTACAAGTAGATGAAAAGGCAGTAAATCCATATGCTGTTGGTATGGCTGCTGCTAAGAAAGCAGCAGGTATTAAAAAGAAACATGCTACTGATCTACCAAAGAGCGTAATTGTTAAAGGACATGAAATCGCTAAAAAGATTAAGAAGAAAGAAAAAACTTCAGAGGCAGAAATTCCAAGCGCAGCACCAGATTACGGCGCAGGCTTAGGCGCCGGTCGCAGCGATAAAGTATTAGAGGCAAAGCCTGATTTCTTAGACCTAGATAAAGATGGTAATAAGAAAGAAACTATGAAGAAGGCAGCAGCCGACAAAAAGAAAAAGGTAAAAGAATCTATGAACACATTAGAAGCAGCCTATCACGAAGGCAAATCACATGGTCTAAGCAAGCATGGTTATGCTTGCCGCTATAACGAAGGTAGTGAAGAACACAAGCGTTATCATGACGGATTTAAAGAAGGTCTTGATGAATGCTATGGTCTAATGCCAAATCGCGGTCTCGTTGGGGAAACAGTCCCAGCAACAGTTCCTGGTATGGCTAATCAAGCAGCAGGACTAGGAGAAATGGATAAGACTGCTTATATGCAACATAAAGCAAAAACTACTCCGGGAGATACATTTAAGGCATTTGGTCAAACAATGCATGATAAAGATGTATTAGAAATGGATGCATTTGCTTTTGAATCATTAGATAAGCAACTAAACGATCTACTAAAGGAAGAAGTAGAAATTGTTAAAGAAGGCGTTAGCGTAAACATGTCACAGGGTTTAGGTGGTATGGGAGACGATAGCGTAAGTGTAACTGCAACAGCAGACGATGCAGGCAAGTTATTAGATTTCATCAAGCAAGTTGGTTTAGGTGGTCTAGGTGGCGCACAAGCAGAAGTTATAGGTGGTGCAGAGCCAGTTGTAGCAGTTGCTAGCGATTATGGTGCACCAAAGTTCGCTGATCATGGTCATGATGGTATGAAGGCATTAATGGCTAAAGTAAAGGGTGATGACTATCAACAAGAAGGTACTCATGGTGAAGCACCAAAAGCAACTGAAGGTGAAATGTGCAGCGAATGCGGCATGATGGAAGAAAAATGCGGTTGCGAACATGTAGAAGAAACTGAAACTGCCGATCAAAGACTATATCAGATGGCTGAAAATGCTCCTGATTCAGAAGAAGCAGAACACACAGCAGACGAAGAGGCAGAAGCATCAGAAGATGCAGCACTAGCAAAAGCCGATCAACAGGATAAAGAAGTCACTGTAAACGAAGGTGGCGACGGTGGTGAAGCAAGTGAAGAACCAGAGATGACAGAAGAAAAACTAGATGAGTGGGCAAATGAAGCAGGTAAGAAAGGTACTGATGCAGCATTTGAACGCGATATTGAGTTTATGACTAAAGTTATTTCAGGCGGACTAAACAAGCCTAAGTCAACTGGTCAAACAACTATCCCTGTAATTGCAGGTCAAGAAGACCGCATGGGCGTTACAGAAGATAGCGATGTAGCAGAATGGAAGAGATTAGCAGGCTTACAGTAAAAATAATTTAACTGTATCTTATAATCGTGCCCGGCTATATGCCGGGCATTTCCTTTTTAACGATAAATACAATATTAATGGGTAGTAGTACAAATGGCACAAAGAAATATTGATTTTGGTAGTTTCCCAGACGATCCAGATGCAGATGCGATACGAATAGCGTTTAGTAAAGTACAGGATAATTTTACTGAATTATTTGCAGGATTAGGTGCCAATGGTTTAGGAAATGGGGTTTTATCTATTAATCGTGTACCGGGACAGGGTATTACAGTTAATAGCCCAACAGGTAATGTCATTGTATCCGCTAATTTTGCTGCACTAACAGTACAATCAAGTTCATTAAATTTAGGAACAAGCCCTGGACAAACTAGCCCTAGCGTAACTATTTCAAATACTGCTCAAGTAATGTATGTTGAGATTCCTAGCAATCTAACTAACATAACAAATTTAACAGTTTCAAATACTATAACAGCAAATTTTGTTGTAGCCAACTCAAATATTAGTGCAAATAACGCGGCTATTACAAGTAATATTACAGCAGGTAATGTATTTGCTAATACAGGTGCTATAGTAGGCAGCACACTAACTGGTACATTAACGACCGC